TACGTCTTCGATAGCACTGTCACATTCTGGATGAAGTGACATTTCTCGATATCTTCTAACTAAGTCTGCTTCATTTTTATATACACCTTCAATATCTACATACTGACCATAAAATCCACTAGTAATATAAAAATTAGATTTATCTTCATCATTAGAAAGAACTGGGGAGATAATTTGACTATTTTTATCTTCCCCAGTCTCTTCTATTTTAAATCCAAACAGTTTAGACATTATTCAATATATAAAATCAAGTATAAAATATTTAGGTGGTTTCTGAAGTGCCCAACATACTTGTAGATTCTCCAGCTGCAAAGGTATCCCACCACTGGACTTGTAAAGTTACAGAAAATTCTTGAATGGTATCTGAACTATCGTATGATAATTCAATTGGTGTAATTTCTGTAGGAAAGCAACCGTAGAATTTATAAGTTTTTAAAACTGGCATTTGTGATGCAGTTCCTGGGAGTGATGCTCCAGATGCACCACCTTCATTTGTAAAACCTCTTCCTAATTGGTAAACCAACATTTCTCTTTGATATGCTGCAGGTGTGATTACACCAGCATTATCGTCATGTCTATTCATAAAATTCATCCACTTTTCAAAAGCATTACGAATTTTGAAATTGGTATCGTTGATAACTGTTATAGTCCAAGGGTCAAATGTTCTATCACCTGCAATTTTTAAAGTTCTTCCACGAAAAGGTACTGGAATTGAACTAATAGTAGATCCTGGAAGTTGAGCTGCCTTGATCATGAAACGGAAATCATCATCAGGGGTTACCCCAACTCCATCTGGGAAGTTTAATACACATTCAAAAAGGTTAGATCTAGTACCACCACCAACTAGTCTAGATTTGAAATCACTTATAGTTCTTTCAGTAAATTGAGGTAAATTTGTAGTTCCTTCTTTAGCCATTTGGTTCTCCTAAAGTAATTTAAACGGTTCCTACTACTTCGGAGAATGAAACTCCGGTTCTTGTAGCAACGAAAGTAAGACCAATAAAGTTAATGGATCTTGCAGGTTTTACGAAAATATCAGCTCTAAATTGATTAGAGTCAATAATGTCAGGAGTGTTATTTGTCTCATCGCAAACAACTAAGAATTCAGTAATTCCTCTCTTTGCTTTTACATCACGAAGATAAGGTTCAACGATATTAATGAAATTGGTTCTTGTAATCACATCATTGAACTCAAATAGTTGTGCTCTTGCTGCTCTTTCGATAGATTCTTCAATAGTTAAGAATAATCTACGAACATTAATTCTATCTAATGCTGAAGCATAAGATAGTGCAGTTTTATCACCAAAGAGTATAAATCCTGCACCTGGAGATGAAATAATAGGATTAATTCTCTTGGTATAAATTTGATCCCTTTGAGCTTGAGTTGGATTATATGCAAGTTTCACTACATTGTTTAATGATCCTCTATTGGATCCTGCTGGGGAGAACCAAGAATAATTATTTAATGTAGTTCTTGCCATTAATCCTGCAATATCAGAGTTGCATGGAATATATGTAAATTTGTTATTAAATCTATCATATGTGTACTTGTAACCACTATCAAAAACGGCATAGGATGAAGAAGTTAAAGGTTCAAAGAATTCAATAATATTAGAAGTTTGTGTTTCTGGATTAGTTACATCAACAACAGATTGTTTATGTGGAGAAACGACTGCAATACAATCTTTTCTATTTTGTGCAATAGAAATCAAAGCATTTGCTTTAGCTTGAGATTCATAAATTGTTGTTCCACTTGAAGGACCATTAATTAAGAAGTTAATTCCGTACTCTGCTGGGTTATTAAAAATTTGATATGAAGTAATCAAATCTGAAACCGATGCAGAATATCCACCTACACTACCAGGTCCACTGTAGTCAGTTCCACCCTGTAAATCATAAGTGACAGCTCCAACTACGTTAAACTTGGTGCTTTGTGCTGCGGAACCCCATGATCCACTGGTTCTTTGTAGTTGTGCATCAGTTCCGATTCCTGTAACAATAAGTCCAGAAGCAGTTCCAATTTCAGGTACACCTGCAAAAATGTAATTTGAACCATCTTTTATAAGATCTTTATAATAAATTGGTTGAGATGGTGAAACTCTAGCATCAATTGCTTTTGAAATATTTGTAAATTTTTCTACTATGTTTCCACTAACACCTGTTACAGATCCTTTATCATCCACAACAACTATATGGAGTTCATCATTCGTAGAACTTCTTTCTGAACAATATTGAGAGGTTCCAG